CCTTAATCGACCTGACTGACCTAACCCTGATTGATGCAGCGTGGTTCAATCCCTTTGCCGGGCAATACCTACTGCAATACTTTGATGCCGAAGAAACTCTAATCCTGTCGCAGTACAACGGCAAGGCATACGACACCATAGCATTTTCAGTCGGCCAATACTCTGACTCAGTTGGCGAACTGAATCCCTTTGTTTCAGAATGATTTGAATAACAGGTTAAAAATCCGCTTGGTTGTGCTAAGCGGTTTTTTTATACATTTGCAAAAACAAAATAACATGAAAAAGATAATTGTAATCGCAGTTGCACTCCTGACCATGTCAGTTGGCTGCACTCAAAAGCCAAAGTACAGAGAATTCACTTGTTACCGGGTTGATCCTGCCAGCTTGATATGCAAGTACCGGGCGAGAGCGCAAAACAGCAACGATGAGATTATCATTCTTGACGAATGCGGAAAGTACCGTGTTGGGCAAGTAATCGCAAAGCAACTTATTGACTGAGATGAAAAATAAATGTAACTGCGGCACGAAAAGGCCAAAAGGAACCAGAGGCGGCAAACGATGATATTTGCAGCCATCTCCACCGCTTTCTTCGCATGGTTCTTTGCCTATTCATTAGACAATGTGCCTTATCTCAAATGGTACGGCCGGCTAATTGACCGAATGCCTTACCACTTGGAGAAGCCATTAGGCCGATGCCCATTCTGCATGGCACCTTGGTTATTTCTACTTTACATTATTACGAAACAAAATGAACTTATTCACACTCTTTGGCAAGTCCCGCACGGCTTCGGTTGGGTCTATGCCGCCAACGAAGCCTTCGGGCGATATTTTGCCCCTGCCGATTAAGTACAACGGCAACGCACCAAAGGAATGGGCTGATAAAATTGAATATGCCTTTACATCGGGCAGCGTTCATTTCTTTCGGTTCATTTCCGAACCATACATCCCTTACACCCGGGCCAATGCTGCCTTGGACATCTATGAAGAACTTGAATGGGGAATCAGTCCGGCATTCCTGCAGAAGCATATTCAGGCCGTTGATTCAGTCCTGACTGACCCAAAAAACAAGACCAAAGAACAACTATTGGCAAAGTTGGCGGTGCTGAATAGCCACCTAAAAGAGCGATTTGGTTTGGCGACCAATCTGACATTGCGCATGAAATTGGCAACGGTCCTTTACTTCGATGAGACCGAGGATATTACTACCTATAACTATCAATATGGCGTGGCAAAGGCAAAGCACTGGGCTGAAAGCCATGACATCCCTGATTTTTTTTTGAAGCTGCCAATTCTAAACTTTCTGCCCTCTTTGCAAGACTGGGAGCAGAATTTGGCAACGCTTATACGAGCCGAGGCAATAAAGGCAATCCACCATCTGGAAGTAGTTACTATGCTGAGTACACCCGGCGAAATAAATCCAGAATTGCAGAACTTATTAGACTCACAAAAGGAGTTATTCGAGATTATCAGGAATTGGAAGTAATGGCTATTTGGAAGCACAATGTTGTTAAAGAAGAACTGATCCAGATGCTGAAAGGAAAAAAGTAAGGTCCATTTTGTTTTAACTTTGAATTGAAAGACCACCTGTTTTGCGGGTGGTTTTTTTATGGAAATACTTTTGCAATTATCCTAATTATCAAAAGGGTATTTTTGCGAAAAACAAACGGCATGGCAACGATTAGCACTAACGACATTGTAGTCAATTATAAACTCGGGGATGTCTCCGGGCTGGCTCAACTTGAAGGCAAGTTATCCAACCTGACAAAAGATGAGCAGGCTGCACTTGCTGAGGCCAAAAGGCTGACGGCTCAATTCCAAAAGATGGGCAACGAAGGCAAGGCCGGGGCTGAAAAGGTCAGTCAGGGGGTTAATTCTGCAAGGTCCAGTATGGGAAACCTTGGCAGCACCATCAACAGCATTGGCAGCTCTTTAGGTATAGCTTTCAGCGGTGCCGCAATAGTGGCCTTCGGAAAAGAGGTAATCAACATTACGGCCAAATTCGAGCAACTTCAAAAGGCTATCACCTTTGCATCCGGCTCAATTGAGGAAGGTCAAAAATCAATGGCTTTCATCCGGCGCACTGCATCCAGCCTTGGATTGGACTTGCTCGGGGTTGCCGAAGGTTACAAGACTTTTGCAGCCAGTTCCAAAATGGCCGGCCAAAGTACCGATGAAACGAATCGGCAATTTCTGGCAGTTACAAAAGCGGTTGCAGCAATGGGCCTCAGTACGGACGATGCCAAGGGGGTATTTCTTGCCCTCGGGCAAATTATGGGTAAAGGCACCGTGCAGGCAGAAGAATTACGGGGCCAAATCGGCGAAAGATTGCCGGGTGCCTTTAATCTGGCAGCCAAATCAATGGGAGTAACTACCGCAGAACTGAATAAGATGCTGCAACAAGGTCAGGTAATCAGTGCTGAATTTCTGCCAAAGTTTGCGACTGAATTAGAAAAGACCTTTGGTGCAGAGGCCGCAAAGAATATCAATACACTGACAGCAAGCCAAAACAAATTCGGGGCTGCATTGGATTCACTGATGGTTGCCCTCGGTACGACTTATGAGGGCCGGATTAAGAGTTTCTTTGATACTTGGGCAAATAACTTTGACCGGGTGAAAGGCCTGATTGACCCGGGTACGGCAATGTTTGATAAGGGTATGCAGCAATCCATGAAGCTATCGCAGGAGGCCTTAAAAATTGCAATCAACAACAAGAATGCAGAAATCAGGCAGCTGAAAGAGCAATACCGACTGACGGCCGATATAGTTGCCGCTGATGGAGAGATGAGCGACTTGGAAAAAGTTATGGTGGATCAGTTGGCCGATAAGATTACCATGCAGCAAAAGTTTAGGGATGGTATGTATGCCAACCTGAAAACCACCGAAGACACCGCAAAGGTTCAAAAGGAAAGTGTAGAGCTGACAAAAGAGGAGCTGAAAGCACTCAAAGATATGTTTGCTCTGAGGGAAAAAATGTTCGACACGCAGACCGCAATCCGGAAATTAAGGGCCGACCTCAGAAATGACCCAGTTGGAATAATTGGCGCTGATGTGGCCTACTTTGATGCCCTTTACAAATTGCAGATTGAGTATAAAAGAAAAGGACTTGCGGTAACTGATGACGAGATTGAGCTGACCCGCCTGAAAAAAGAAAAGGCTGCAAGCGATATGAAGGAAATGGAGGCCAAAATTCAAAAAGAGTCTGATGATGAGCGAAAAAAGCAAATCGAAAAGACTGAAAAAGAAATTGCCGATATTCGAAAAAGGGCAATGGATGGTGTTGTAAAAAGAAACAACGAGCAAAATGACGAATTGAAAAAATCAACAGACCGATTTGAGGCCAAGCAATATGAGCAAATTCAGAAAGAAATTGAAATGCGCAAGGAGGCCGAAAGGATGACTATCGAGATGGCCCAAATGACGGTAAACTCAATCTTCAACCTGCAATCCCAATATGCGGCCAATGAACTTGCACGAAAGCAGCGGCAATTCGATGAAGAAATCAGACTGGCAGACGGCAATCAGCAGAAAATTACCGAGATTGAGGAAAAGAGGCGGGCAGCGGAAAGAGAGGCCCGAATAAAGCAGTTCAAAGCTGATCAGATGCAGGCGATTGCCAATGTGATATTCAACACAGCCCCGATAATTGCTAAGTATGCCGCTGGAGTTGTAACGGCACCGCTAGCCACTATTGCCGCTGCATCCGCTGCCTTGCAGATTGGCTTCATCCTTGCCCAACCAGTACCAGAATTTGCAAAAGGGGTGGAAAACTTTGAAGGCGGTCCGGCCATTGTTGGTGAGCAAGGCCGTGAGTTGGTAAGGACTGATTCAGGCACTTACCTGACCCCTGACCGTGCAACCTTGACCTACCTGCCGAGGGGTGCAGATGTAATCACGGCTCCTAAAACTCGGGAATTACTTGCCGGTAATTCGACACTGACCAAAGGCCGCAATGAATGGTCTGCCATTGATACGGCACCGATAGCAAAGGCAATTATGGGAATGCCAGTCCAGTCTTTGGAAATATCCGAAAGAGGGCTGGAGCGATATGTTACCAAAGGGAATCGAACTACGAAAATCCTGAATAAAAAGAGAGGCGCAAACCTATGACTATGAATTACAGGTTTTTCCTAAACAATCAGCAAGTTGATGAGCCGGTCGGTTGGGACCAAGTGATTTTCGCCATTAAGCGGATGGAATCGCATGGTATTGACCAATCGTTTACCACCGGGCTAACTTTTACCGGAGACCAAGACCGGATGCCCCAGATGGCCAATGGTGCCGGGATCCTTCGCCTTGCCTTTGTCAATGAATTTATCAACGGCTCAGTCGATGTCCGCATTGAATCCGACTTCGTTTTTGAAGGCACCCAATGGCAGTTTAACGGGCTTATTGATTTTACAACTTATGAAGAAACCGAGGTCTGCGACGGTTGCTCAGACGGGGTGAAAGTCAGCATAATTGAAGACGAATGGCGGGAGTCATTTCTCAGGAATCAGGATGTCGAATTGGACTTGCTGAATGAAGATGCGTTGGATGGCACTGATGTCGGGCCGTTTAATTTGGGTCAGGTTACGCTGCATTCGCAGGAGTT